CGCTACAGAGTTATTAGCTAGCGCACGTTGACCCTCGTTCTCCCACCACTGACCTGACTTGGCATGTGCCATCTGGTCATCGTTAAGATTAGACAATGAAATCAAAGCACTACGGCGTACACCACCGACAACTACAACCTCACCAATCTTACACATGATGTCGTGACATTCAATTGGGTATAGCCTACGTCCAGCAGCACCCTTGAACTTTTGAATACAAAACTCAAATAGTTCAATGAGTGGCTGTGGACCTGATGCACGACCACCAAAAGTCTTTAGCCGTGCGCCAGCAGGACGTACTTCGCTGACATCGAACTTAGGTATCTGTCCAGTGTACAGCATAGCAATCAATTCCTTGAGTGACTTAGCCCAACCCGGACGTGAATCACCAACCTTAATTACTGTGTCTGTATCGTGGAACTCTTCGCTAACCATAGGTAGCTTCTCAATGCAGTGACGCTCAACGCTGAAGCCAACGCCAGTGCCGCACATAAGAATGTACATAGACTCGTCAAAGGCACGAGGGCTATCTACAGGCACATAAGAACAGTTGTATCCACCTACGTGACAGCGATCTAGTGCTGGCCCAGCAGTCATCAATGCCCTCATAGAAGGCATGATTGACTGGTTAAGTACCGCTTCTTCCAGTTCACCTCTCAGTGTATCTGGTAGCTTATAGCCATTGTTATTAAGCAAATGGTCAGCCATATAATCAAAGTATCTTGCGACAGTTTCACCCCATGTCTCCCTTCTCTGTTCGTCTTCTTTCCATCTTGCATAGCGTGAAAGTGCTATGAAGTTTTGATAGTCTGTTGGTAATGTATTACTAATCATCTCTTTACTCCGTTACTGTTCTAATGTTTCTGATGGTGGCACCTTCTATATCATAGAAGTATTCTTGTATGCCGTCTTCTAACTCCTCACCTACTCGACCATCAGCGGGGATAGGGTATTCTTCTTCATCTACATCAAGGGTAATAAACATTTTAACTCTTATCACTTGCCATTACCTCTTCAATCAACTTGTCCAGATACCACTGTGCTTTCTTCAAGTCTTCTAGTGGTTTGTCTTTGTAGTCAAAACGCCATAGGTATTTCATAATGTTGCCTTGCAGGTAGTACTTGAACCCATCACCAGTGGCAGCAGAGATAGCGTGAATACATTCAATGCCTGTCTGGTTATAATGAGGTGGACTATTTACCATATCAACAGAATCTGCTGAAGGCCACATTTGTTTTGCATCTGATTGTTTATTTGCTTGTGCCATCTTTAACTCCTCTTGTTCCCTCATTAACTTCATAAACTTTTCGTGTCTACTCATGCTGAACCACCTGTCTTTGTGTTAAAGGACAAGTGTACTACGTTACCGTCATAGGTCTTTTCTACACCTGCTTCTTCCTCTAGTTCTACATCAATATTCATCTCCGTGTCAATAACTTTTGTTACATATTCGTGTACAATATTACGTAGTTCTTCGACTTCTTCCATGACAGGAACAGAAGCACACATCATCTTAGCAAAATGCATGACTTGATAATAGTCCTCATCATCCATAGGATTATCTGGCATAGCCATAATAGATATGTCAACTTCACCCGACCACCTACCTTCGTCATTAGCGAATGGCCTGACACGGATAAGGAAGTCTTCCTCGTTTACTTCTTCAGCTAGTTTCTCCATCATGTTCATAGTTATCTCCTTTTCACTTTTGTGCCGCCAAACTTAATAAACTTTGGATGCTTGTTCTTGCCCTTCTCCTTCAACCAATCTTCAGGAATGATCCTGTCATAGTATCTAAAGCCATACTTGATACACCATTCACCGTAGGTAGATTTAGCACCCTTACGTAACTTGCGTCTGCTACTTTCAAATACAAAACGAATATCCAATTTAGGATGCTGCTTTTTAATAGCCAGATGCTTGCGTCTATCTGCTGCGGTAAACATACCTTTTGTTTCAATGATGATGCCGTTGGACAGCACGAAGTCTGGTGTGTAGGTTCTGTACGCTAGGTCTTCCCACTCAATCTTTACTTGCTCATACAAGAAGTCTACTTTGAGTTCGGTTAAGTAGTCAGATACCTTGAGTTCCAGACCGCTACGATAGCCATACTTTCGTGCTGCCCTAAATTGTTTTGCGTTAGGCAATGACATCTCCAATGTAACTTATCATTGGTGGATTCTTAGCCTGTGACTTTACAGCAGGACGCTCAGTAATATTATCCCAACAATCAAAACGATAGCTGCAGAATTTACATCCGTTATTAAGGACTTTATTACCTGTGGGCTTGCCACGAAAAGTTTCAGGCACTGGTTCAAAACATCTTTCAAACTTGTTCTCCTTTACTGTCTTTACTGTATTCTCAATCTTAGCAAGTTCAGCATCCATGTCAAGACCTGTGGCTGGCACATATTTAAAGTGACCATTAGCCTTGTTGACTACCCACCAGCCACCAGCACGTTTGCCGGAAGCCTTGGCATAACCTGCAAGCTGTCCCACGTAACCAAACCCGTCTCCTGCTGCGAGGGTATCATAAGATTCAAACTTGTTTCGGTAGGACCAGTCTGAAGCTGATTTAATATCATCAACTGCATCGTTAATGACAATATCATATGAGCCATTAATACTAGTAGTACTAAGATTAAGAGTGACTTTTTCAGAATCATTGTATTTTACTCCTGCTTCTTTTAAAAGACCTTTGAACACTGCTTCTACAATGTCTCCGATCATCATATTCATCATAAAATTAGTTGGCATAGGTATCGCTACCTCTGGCTTATTCTTTTCGTACCAGAGTTGGCAAGTGGGGCGACCCACATTAGACATTCGTATTTTGAAATCGCCCCGCTTTTTACCGCTGCCAAACTGATTGCGCAGAGCATTTGCTACGTCTGTGGCTACCTGTTGAATGGTTTCCTCAGTCATAGCACTGTCTCCACGAACCGCATCAGTCATGTACTGATGCAGTGTTAGTTCAGCGGGATGGTTCATTATGCTGCATCCTCATCGTCAATATCAATATCAACAATGTCATCTACTACGTCTACATCCTCGTCTGCCATTTTAGCGTTAGCCTTCTCTGACCAAGAGTTTAGAATGTAAGTGTTGTAGTTGTCTACCCAAGATAGAAAATTAGCAAACATGTCATGTTCCTCTTTTTCAACCTCAAGTACTTTCGTAACATCCAGAGACGCAATAGGTACGTAGTAGGATGCACCTGTAGGAATCTTACGCTCATCAGATTTTAGATTGATGATGTGCTGAATGGGAAGCAACGACATCTTGGTCATTGTCGCAAAACTTTTACCTAACTCAGTAAAAGCATCACGATTGTCAATCTCCCATACTACTGGCGTTTCATCCACGTCTACTGGATTACCTTTGTCGTCCGTAGGATTGATCATCTCAACAGTACCAAGGATTACACGAACACGCTTAATTGACTTTAGCAGTTCTTGCATCTTCTTAGGCAATGCTTGGAAGTCCTTGATGTAACCAGCCGGTTTACCGCAGTTAAACCCACCATCATTGTCTTTCAAGTCAGACTGAAGTTTAGCATCATCAGTCATAACACTTTTAACATAACGGTTAGGGTTTTTACCTGTAGCTTGAACAAAACGCTTGTACATGAAGCGTTGTAGAAACGGACGCAGTTTAATTTCTGAAGCGTAGTAAGTCGGGCCATCTGGAATTTCCAGTTTATAGGAACCGCCCTCTACTACTTCCACATTAACCTTTTTACCGTTTACTTCTGCTGGACCCATGAGTGGCGTATGGTGTATGCGAAGTCGTGCCAGTGAACTGCTAGCAGCACCTGTAGGTTTTTCATTAGCAATTCCCATAGCCTTTGCCATAGCAGCGTAGTTGTTTGTATCTATTGTCGTCAGTTGTGACATATATTTCTCCTTTCATAAAAACAGTGAGACATAGTTATATCACGCTATGTCTTTAACGTCAAGCCAATTCGGACCTATTTTTGCCTCTAAAAGTAAAGGCACATTAAATTCTACACCCCAGCGTATTGTAATCAGTTCAAGTAGTTTATCATTAGTGGCTTGTATCACACTGATAACCTGTGCTTCTTCTTCTGGGTGTACATCAATAACAATACTGTCGTGAACTGAATTTACTATACACGATTTCATATCCTTTAGCAAGGACTCAATGTGTAATAATGCAACAGGAACAATATCCGCTGTAGCAAAAGACTGCACAGGGTAATTCTTGATCTGTGTAAAATGCGACACACGCCCACTAGCTTTTCGCACCACATCCGGGAATGAAAACTCACGACCACTAGGCGTTGTTATCTTTTGTGTCTCTATAGCTTCTTTAGCCAGTCTGGAATGCCAAGCTGCGACCCCTTTGTATTTGCTGTTGAAGTGTTCGTAGTACGCTGCTTCTGCTTTGGTTCTACCGAATCCTGTTGCGCCGTAGAGTGGTGCAAACGTGTGAGCCTTCGCATCTTGGCGAGACGTAGGCTGACCAGCATCGGTAATAACTTTAGCGGTATATGCATGTACATCAAACCCAGTAGATACTTCTTCAATTGCTACCTCATCCTGTGATAAGTAAGCAGCAGCACGGAACTCAAGCTGTGCAAAGTCAGCTTCCATTACCTTGCCACCATCGAATCGTGACACAAACACTTTCTTTACAGGGAACGTACCGCCACGTGGCATGTTCTGCATGTTAGGGTCAGCACCAGAGAAGCGACCAGTAGATGTGCGATGTTGTAGTAACCGCACATGCAACTTGCCATCCTGCTTTGTGTAGTTGCTGATACCCTCAACGAATGATGATAGGTATGTATCAACTGCACTAAGCCT